ATTTAAGATCTTAAGTTTCCAATATTACCATTTTACTTAGGTATTATCAACTCATCGGCAAAACGTCCTGTATATTGATGCTCTCCAATATGCATGATTGGATCATCAATAAAGGCATGACACTTACCACCTATGTCTTTCCATAGTTTACAAAAGCTAAAATCTTCACCTAAATATGTCTTAGTTTCGGGGTCATGAATACAGTCAAAAAAGTTCCATAGATGAGGTCTATTTACATACTCACCATTAATAACTGTCTTTTGAACTATACCTTTATCTGGATAATGTTTAATCATTTTATCAAATACTTCTCTTTTGATCATCATACATCCTGTAGGACTATGTGTTACTTCTATAACACCTTCAGTTACCACGATATCGTTAGTGTCTTCTACTCTCATTGGATAACTATTAGTCCATTTGTGAATATCAGAAGGTTTTTTTACTTCACCTTTTTTAATTGCATCAAAAGCTTTGTCCCAATTAAATGTTTTAAGTGGGTATGGAATTGAAATAACATCTTTATCTCTGTCTATCATTTTAAAAATAGACTCTGCATTCATTAATATATCTGAATCAACAAATAACATATGTGTCATTCCAGATTCTATAAAACCTGATACACATAAGTTTCTTCCTTGTGTAACTAAAGATGATTTAAGTAATTGAAACTGCACATCAACCTTTTTCTCCATGCACATTTTTTGTAATTCTAACAATCCTTGTGCGTAATGAATTGAACAATCGCTATGTACAGGTGTTGCAACAAACAAAGATATTTTACTTTTCCGGTGTCCGGTATCCGTTTTCCAAAGTGGTTGAATACTTTTTTCGTAAGGTTGAGGAGTATTTAAAGGTTTTACCTGTACGTCTTTTAGGGTTTGATAGGTGTCTTCATTTACATAAGTTTTATTTTCTTGCATTTAAGGCTCCTTGTAAAAAGCTTGCCCATTCCATTCCCTTTTTATTCCAGTTGTAAAATCTTTTATAAAATTTTTGTTGTTCTTCTAAATGCTCTTGTATGAATGATTCATGTAAATAACCAGCTGCTACTTCAATTGCTGCTGCAGTATCCTTAGCCATTGTTTCGTAATTTGTAGAGTAGTTAACGTACACTGGCCATTCAGCACATGTTTCATATAAAGCACCAAAATTATTACTGATAACATGAACACCAGAAGCCAACGCCTCTAAAGCAGATGCACATGATGTTTCTTCAAATATTGATGGATATACAAACATATCATAACTTGGCATTATTTCTCTTATATATTCATTAGGTTTGTATCCAATATAATTTACATTAGGTAATTGTTCAGCTTGTTCATACAGTGGTTTAAATTGATCATCATTTTGTTTTTTAAACTCATCACCGTAAACTTGTGTTGAACTATAAACATCTAAACTAATTGAAGAGTCTTTAATTTCTTGCATAGCTCTAAGCACCACGTTCAAACCTCTCCATGGTGTGCAGTGGTGAATTAATTTTATTGGATCACCTTTTTGATAAATTTTTCTTTTTGGAAAAGTTTCAATTCCATTTTTAATAACAACAGATCTATCCGTTGGAATATCAAAAGCGTATCTAAATTTTTCATAGTTCCAATGACTATTAAATACGTACCAATCGTATTCTTTGTGCTTTTCTTTATTTCTAAAAAAAGGTTGTAGATTAGGTTGATCCCAAGAGTTCTTCTGCCAAAGAATATTTAATTTGTTTGGATCTATTGGAACTTTGCCAGGAATAGATGTACATATTTGTACTTGATCAAGCAGTTCTTTTGGAACATGCTTGTGAAGCATTTCCATTTGTAGCTCAGTGGCTCCTCTAGGTTTCATTCTTTGTTTTAAATTTTTTTAAAGTTTCTTCTTTATATATTATAAAAAACGGTTGTGTCCATCTTTCTTCTACACTTTGCTCCATAGTAGGTGCGTGCCAGGTTTCAGCGGAGTAAAAAACACACCTATTTGCTTTAGAACCTATAATACCCGTTGGTTCAAAATCATGTTTAGAATTAAAAAAAAATGTTCCATCTTTTAAACTGTTAGAGTTAAAATATATCAAACCTGCTAAATCAAAATCATAACTATCTTGATGTTGTTTATATTTTTTCCATGAAGGTGATTCTTTACATTCGGATAATTTTGTTTTTCTAAAAAATGTTTTTAAATATAAAGGTTTAATATTAGTTTTCTTTATGAAAGTTTTGATAAAAATATCATATGGACACTTAGGCTCATAATTAACAAAAGAATCGGTTTCGTGTACTGGATATCCTAACATTCTATCTCCACCAAGATATTCTACTGATGGTTGATACGTAGCTTTAAAATGCATATTTATCAAATTTACTATTATTAATCCAAGTTCATTTTGGTCATAAAAACTATCAATTAAATTAAACATTATCTATAAATATATTAAAAGTTAACCTACCATCTTGCACATTATTTCCATGATGTCCGTAACCTTTATGGTTATAATCTCCTGAAAAAATAACAAATCTATTTTGCACACATTTAATATCATTAATTACATTATTATTTTCGTCATATATGTAAGTGCCTGAATTTAAATTCGTATCAGATAAATAAATAAGAGCTGTAAACAATGCAGGGTCTTTGTGTATCCAATCTTGAGTATTGTGTTCTTCTAACCTTAAATGAAGAAAAGCCGTAATATCATAAGAACCTTTATCTATCATTTTTTTTGTAAACATTAGATTATTAATCAATTCATACAAAAAAACATTAGTTCGTCTAAACTCTAAACTTCTAAAACCTGGCCAATTATCACTGGTTTCTTCAAATTTGTTAAATTCTTTTTGATTATATAGTTTTATTTTTTTAATTTCAGGTAAAATTAATTCAAGTCTTGGAAAAAAATTTTCTACTTGCTTAATTATCATGAATAAAAAAATTATTCTTTTGTTTTAGCACCCATAGAAACTTTTGTCACCTTTATTTCGAGGTCTTGTCTAAAATCATCCACAGAAGTATCAGTGTTGGGATCAGCAACATCAGCATCAAAATCAGCTTTAGTAGCATACACCTGTCCTGTTCTTTTGTGTTTGATAATCTCTTTTGCTTCCGCAGGTATTTTTACGAGATCGCTCATTGTTTTCTTCCTTGTTTGTTGTATGGTTTATAATCTCTTTTTTCATTTTTGTTAAGTCTCTTTTTATGACGGCCAGGACGTTTCCTAGGTTTATCTCTTTCTACAAAATCTTTAAATTTTCTAGCCATTCTGATCTTCTCTTGATATTTCTAATATAGATAGCGTTGCACTTACACCAGATATATCAGAAGTTTCAATAGATATAGAATCTCCTTCTTCTAAAATAATAGGTCCTTTTGCTAAATTACAAATAGTTGGACCAGTGATACTTGCATAAGCCACTTGGTATGTTGCAGAAGCAGAAGAATCTGTTACTGCGACTTTTACTATTTTACTTCCTGACTCATTAGTTACTTGAATATTTTGTATAATACCTCTTGCATTTGATGGAGCTGTGTAAACAGTTTCAGCAGTTGTTCCTGTAGGATCGTAAAAAGTATTGTTATAAAAATTAGCCATTAATATCCATCCTGTACTAATAATAAATCAAATGAAGCAGAAGAAGAAGAGGTAGAACTTGCCTTTCCAGAAACATAGATATCTGACTTTTCAGGTATTACATTGATTGCATTAAAGATAACAGTTGTCTGTCCACCTCTAACATTTAAAAATTGCTTTGTTTGAAACCCACCATTAGAACCTTCATTTATTCTTTGTATAAATTTAAAATCCATTTCTTGATCTTTACCAGATGATATATTCATTGATAATAAATAACCAGTATAACCTGCAGGTATGGTATATAATGCCATTAATGTTTGTCCATTACCTTCCGATATAGTTGCAGCAACATCTGATCCACCTGTATAAGTTACAGTAATGGTTCCTTCATTATTTCCAGAAGATCCTGCTGTTTCTACAGACATTCTAAATACTCTTAAAAAAGTTTGTGTAGTTGTAACTGTAGTTGTTCCATCCATATCAACTGTCTCTTCAGCCAAATTATAAGAACCATCCAAACCTTGTATTCTCAAAGTTCTAGCACCAGTTCCTGCTACATCATCATTAGTATCATCACTAACAACATCAACAGTAACTGCCGAAGATTGCCAAGGATAGTTGTTTCCTGTTTCCCAAATAGTTTCAAAAGAACCTGAACCAATACTAGGATTGTATCCAAACTTATTAACCATTGTATAACCAGGAACTTTACCTTGTTGAACAGCTAAATAAAAAGGTATGTCACCAACTGTGCTTCCACCTGTTATCGGATTTACATTATTACAATCACTCATTAACAACCAAACCTTATACTATACCAACTCATTCTCTCAACTTCTTGTTTTAATTCTTCTTGATAAGATGTATTTAATTTATCTTGCATCGTTCGTAAAGACTGTGTTACCTGTCTTTGATTTTCTTCAGTATATACAGGAGTGGGTTCAGGTATTAGTATATCTACTCTAGCCATTATTAATATCCTGAGTGTAATCCGCCTGCTCCACCACTGTGTCTTTCAGATCTTGGTGATGGTGAAGGACTTGATTTCGGAGCTGAATAATCTGCTCCTCCTGGTCTATCTCCTCTATTTCTGTCTCCAGTTGATTGCATGTTTGTAATACGTGGATTAATTGTAGTTATTTGTCCTTGCATGTCTCGTATAATATCTCTTTCAATAGCTTTTTGTGCTCTATTGTTTCTTAAGATACCAGCGATTCCTTTTACTGAATCTGGTAACATGGAACCTACTGTAAAGGCTGCTGTGAGAGGATTTGAAAAACCAATTGCATTTCCTCCAATTACTGATTTCAATATATTGCCTCTTAATCCCTCGAGTCCTAATTTTCTAACAGCAAAATCTGTAACTAATTTTTTACCAACATTCTTTGCTAACCCCTTAACATCTATTGGTGGTGTTTGTCCCACAAGATTATCTTCAACCATGAGGTTTTCATTAACGGGTGCAGTGTTAATAGCTGCAATGCCATTTATATTAGATGGTTCATAGCCACTAAAGTTAGGATCTTGTGTGATGGCTCTCTGTTGATCTAGAATTCTTTGTGTAATAGGGTCCATTATCCTCTCATTCCATCTGGTTGTACATCAGCTCTAAAAGTACCGTATCTCCAACTTTGATCTGTTGAAAGGTTAGCTACCTTCACACTAGCAAATCTAGATCTGGCACGTGTATCTACTTTATCAGTAGAGCTTGTTATTGTAAATGGCCCTAAAGGTGAGCTTGCTGCTGTGCTTGTTGGGTAATTTCTTAAATTTATTGTAATTTGTGCATTACCTTCAAGTCTTTTAAAATCAGGAATAAATCTTCTCATACTCATAAAAAACTCCCCATCACCACCAACACTCAAATCAAAATCTCCTGATTGTATAAATGCAGGTATTGCTGTTTTGTTACCTAAACTATCAACTTGATTTACACCTACCTCATGAGCATAGTAAGTAGAAGCACCGTTTGTATTTGTAACCCCTTGAATAGTAGGAAACGTTGGTACCGCTGAGTCATCAAACTCAGTTGCATAAGGATTGTCAAATAAAGTTGAATCGTGAAAAGAAGTTCTTGCTAAAGAACCTGTTGTCCAAGCATTTTCTGTGTAATTGTATGTCACTACTCTATCAACTAGTTCAGATCCATTCTTAGGATAAAACCAATTTATTTCTTCATATAAATGATTAAGACCTGCGTATACTTGTTCTCCTGCGCTATAGTTAATTCCTAAATTATTTCCTGTATTAGTAAATACAAAATCTTCAACTAAACATGGAACTGATTTAACTGTTCCATCAAATACAAAAAAACCTCCTGCTTGTCCCATCCACCAAACTCTTCCATTAACATAATGTAGAGCGTGTTGACCAATTAATCCACAATTACTTCCAACCTGTCTAATAGAAAAGGTAAAAGGTGGTCCAACAAACTGCATAACATATGCAGAAGTATCTGTTAAAATTAAAATATAATCTTTACCTTTTGCAGCTCCTACAATTTTTACTCCAGAGTCCAATCTAAAAGTACCAGCGGTGTTCACTGATGTTGGTGCATACTCAGATATATTTTCTTGATCAGAAAATCTTATGAACATTTTGTCTTGTGTATTGCCATCTCCAACTGTTGTTTCTGTTCCAAGCAATATTAAATGTCTATCTCTATCTGATACAATAGACAT